CCGTAGACAAAGACATCATCAGTAACAAGTGTTGCTATACAAAAGAACAGTAACGCTTCAAAGGGAAAGCATAAAGCCGAACCCATTGGAGCAAACTTGTTTAATATACGCAGCTTGTTATTGATGGCAACAGATTGTGATCTAGTCGCTGTTAGCGCATCGCGCCAAACAACTGGAACGACCTTTTGAAGAAGGTCCCAGCTGACTAAGTCACTAGCATCTTTAAGATCGATCGTTGAATATTCACGATCGATACTACTAGAATAAACAAGGTCACGATTCACATCTTGCGACGTGAAATTAACGTAGCCTCGAGTTATTACACAATCTTCTTCAAGATATGTGTATAACTTCTGCATGATACCCTTCTGGACGTACATACGTTCTGAGGGCTCCATACATATTATTCTAGGACCTCGTGAGTCCTTAGGGACTACTGAGATCTTACTAGATGGCTCTATAGGTTTGGGATCGTTGTGACATTCTTTGTAATGCTCCATATTTTGGAACATCAATGTTGCGTAATTACGCAATGTAGGAATATCACTGAAAGACTCGCGTCTCTCTAATAAGTTCAAAACTTTAGCTGTTGCTCCGTTAGCATGATGCGGTCTCACGTCGAAGGGATCAATACCATTCAATATGCTATGCATCTTGGAACGCAGACGAAATATAGAGGCTGGCCAGTGGCCAATCTTAACCTCGTCGTCCACATCACAAAACTTATCATAAGCTCGTTGTCTGTCCTCTTTAGAGAATGGAGTTTCGAACTTATAAAATAAGTAACACAGTTGGCGAATGTCTCTTATTTTCTCAATATTGGATTCTTTTAGGATACCATCATTATGGTAAACCTGTGAGAATAACTCAAACATGAAGCGCGGTAACGCACTATCACGTTGGAGAGCAAAATCGGCAGTAATGTCGAGAACGCCAGACGATAATGATTTATCCACATCTTTCCCAAGCTGTGGCAAAATCGTCATGAGAAAATAAGAACCCTCATTAATGGCCCTTTTTTCAAAGGACTTAAGGGTTTTTTCGTTTCCACCTAGGTGGTGTGCAAATCGAGCCCAAAGGGCTCTATGGCTTTTCAAAAAAGTCATACCAATACCTCTTTCCAAGGAAAGGAAGATAATGGATAATCTAACTACACATTTTATTCACTAGGGAGTCATGGTTATATTACCAATTTATAAAAGGTAATATGGATCTAAGAAAGCTAATAATAGCCTCGAAGATCACTGAAATTTGCTCGGGCATTTTAGTGTTCCTGGTTAAGGAACTTTGTCCAAGCTGTATCATCACTCATAATGGCGAGAATACGAGCT